TTATCGCCTCCCTTTTCCATACGACTCTCGCCCTCCCAAAATCACGGGCTTTGCGTATGCGGACAAAATACACGTATTTCGACCGTTCCGACTTGCGGCATTGGTTTGCCGTTCCGCTCGGTGTGGTTGTTTGACACCCTATTTAAGCGTTCCAAAACGCACGGACGAATTTTTGATTTTCCAAGCCTCAAAAATAGGTTTCCCACAAAAAAGGCTTTTGTTTTCTCGCTGTTGCGGTCTTTGCTGTCTGTTTCTTACTTACTGACTTTTTTTTGTTTTTACTATTTACAGACTTGTTGCGGTTGTGTCGCTTTTGAAAGTCTGTATATTTTTTGTTTCTGTTTTCCCCGTCTGTTTGTCGGGGCTGTTTCCCCTTTCGGGTTCAATTCAACTCTAAAACAAATTTTTCAATCCTCCAAATAATTTTTTTCGTCCGACTGACAAAACGGCTCTAAAATGAGAGTGGACGCCCGCGCGCGATGGCTGTTTTTATTTAATTGAAAATCAATCTATTACAGAAAAGAAAAAATTTTTTCAAAAAAATATAGGGTTCAACGCTCAAAAACAGACCGAAAGAGAAATTATATATATTGATAGTCAATTATTTGCGAGTTAAAAACAGACTAAAAAACAAGGGAGGAAAAACTTTTGCTTTCAATCCGAAAGAAACAAAGGTCTATTTATAGCCTTTTAGTTTCACTTTTCTACAAAGTGAAGGCATTAAAGCGTTGAATAACAATGCGCTAATAATTTTTGAAAAGAACGGGGTGGGTACTACCCATGGTGCGGATTCGATACGCGCCCTACGGCCTGATTTTCAAGTCCCGTTTTTGGTTCTGACTTTTTTGTTCAAAGTTTGGCATGGTTTCGGGGGATTATTTGTACAAAACAGAGCTGTATTTGCAGAGGGAGAAGAAGTCCTGACATAGACAGACTTTGCCAGAATCCACATACTTGCCAATATTGCATTAGTGGATGCTCTTGATGCCTGCCATTTCGTGTTATGGCTGACACGGTTAAGCAGAGAATCTTGGTTGTCAAAACATTCCAGAATGAGACATTAAAGCAAGCGTTCGTATATATAGTTTTGTATAGGAATTTGTGCGCTAATGAATTATCGATTTTTTTGTCGAAACTTTTATTAGGTTTCCCTAAAAAGAAAATTGATAATTTAAGCCCGCATTTCTCCAACAATCTTTATCTTTGCCTAAAGTAAACCTGTATATAATTTATAGATGCAAATACCGGATGAGTAAAAGCAAGTCGGCAATCCATGATTTCTTCCGATGTTACAGACCGAAGAATGAGACGCATGAACTGGCCATAGCGCAGTTTTGTGCCCAGCGACGCTTTGTCGTCTCTATTGACGCGACACCCGACAAAAGGTTGCCCGTAACATACGAAGAGTTCCGGCAATGGTTCGAGACGGATACGCCCCGGCGTGGTGATGTCGTGAACCTTGTGGGGCAAGGGATTTCGGGGATTGTCGAAACGGTGGGTGTAAATCAATCCGTGTGTCTGTACGTCTCCATCAGAGGCGATGAACTGAACGCCTCTTCCAGATGCTTTGACTACACCTCATTGGAAATCGCCGACAAGGAGACGGTTCTCCGCCTCCAACGGGCTCTTTACAGGGAAAGGCTGGTCTGGAACCGGTGGCGCAACAGAATCAGACCGCGCGAAATACCCAAAGAGAATGTCCAGTACCAGATCAGCGTATTGGGTCGTAAAATCGGCTACGGCGTGTTTCGGGAAATCGATGCCGAGGGGCGGATTGTCATGTACTGCATGAAACCGGAAGATGGACCTGTACGGTATTCGCTGCGGGAGGTTGTCGGACCAGCAGAAGATTACCAATTGGAGCCTATCAATGTAGGACAGCGTGAGGAACTGGCGAAAGAGCTGGAAAAGGCCGGTGTCCTTTGGAACGGGTTTTACAAGCGGATCGAGCCGGTCAATTATCTGGCTCCGGCAGGGAAAGGCTACTACTACCTGGACGAGTTCTGGGAGGTATGCAGGACTATCGAGCAAGGCAAGGCCAAAGGTGCGAAGTATTTCAATAACGGGAACTATTCCCGGTATCGAGAACCGATGGAGGAACTCCGGAGGTATCTTTTGAACGAACTGGGTATCGGTGCTGTTCCCCGTTCTGAAGAGACCGTGTATTACTACCTGAAAGAGTTCTGGAAGGTCTGCAAGACGACGGATAAAGGGCGACGAAGAGATATAAAGCGAGCCAGGGCCGGTAATTATTCCACCGATGAAGAGAGCATAAAAGAACTGGCCTTACAGCTACAGGAGAAACGGAAGGAACAACTGTCCCGCTATCCGTTAAAGGGATAACCGTTTACAATCATCCGCTATCCATCACGCCTTGTAGCTGGATAAGTAAATCCCGCTTTGGAATTTCTGTATCGGTATTCTCTATCTTCTTCTAAAGAAGAAGCAAGGTGGTGGGTATAAATAAAGCACTTCCGCTACGCTCCAGTGTTTATTTATACCCTTTAATGCTCACCCCTAAAGGGGTTCGCTATGTTTTTCTTTTAGTAGATAAAAAAAAGAAAAGTAAGATAGTAGTATAGTATATATAATATTACTGCATCTTACTTTTCTGTTTTATAGAGTTAAAAATAGTTGTCGGTCAGCCCCCATCGGGACTTTTTCTATGGCCGTAGGTTTGCTCGAACTTCTCCCTGAAAGCCTTTACCACCTCTTTGGGCAGATAGCGGCGCACCTCGCCGCAGAGCCGGTCATACTCTTCCAGAGGGAGCGTGTCGAGGTCTGCCATTTCAATCTCCACGTCCGGATGCAGCCTGCGGAAATAGAATCCCGCCGCCTGTGCGTATTCGCCTTTGCAGGCCCGGCTGACCGTCTTGACGGAGGTTCCGGTGATTTCGGCGCACGATTGCATCGACTTGAAGACGGCGACCAGTATGCGTGTGTGGCCGAACAGCAGCACCTGTTTCGGATGCCGGAATGAACTGTTGCTTTTTCCTTTGTGTTTCATACGGTTTTCATTTTGCCATGCGTTGCAGGATTCGGGTAATGAGCGGTATGTTTTCCACGTTGATCCACTCTTTTGCCACGTTCCAACCCAGTGATTTGCCAAAACAGATATTCTCTTCCGTGAGAATATGATACGACAGGCGTCCTTCCGTCGGTTTGAGATTCAGGTCATGTAGTTCGCACAGCCCGTTTTTCCAAAATATGCAGCCGCGCTCCGTCTGGAGGGCCTGTACCATCAGTATCGGGAACGGGATGGCTCCGATCAGCATACCGACAGCCCAGAATGTAATCCGCAGCCGTTCTTCATATCCGGCCTCTATCAGTTGCCAGATGTCCTCCGGCGTGCCCAGACAGGGCGTCAGGCATTGTCTCCGGCAACGTGGACAGTCGCAGCTCACGAGATAGCGGCCCGTAGCCCTTGAAATCTTCTCGGTCAGTTCCTTGCTCATACTGTTTCTTCCGGTTTTTGCCCGGCATTCCTTCTGCTCCACAATTCGATGATTTTCTCCCTGCCGAGTAGTGACCACCGCTTACGGGTGCCGAATGCCCATCGTTTCTGAGTTTTGGGATTCGTCCAGTAGTACGGCACGTCGATTTGCCACTCCCGATATTCAGGCAGGACTGCCCATTGCTTCTTCTCGAACTGACAAATGCCGCTATCTTCCAGAAACTTACTCATGCGGCTGGCCGAGATGCCGATTTCACGGGCGAGTTGCGTGGGCGTGAAATAATCCACGCCTTCCGTCAGATGGCTGTACGGGTTTTCCACCCTGCGGCGTCCGGACGGCAGCTCGGGACGTTTAGGCGGTTCCCTGTTCCAGAGTTCGAGAATCTGGTCACGGCCGATCTTGCTCCACCGCTTCCGTGTTCCTGCCGCATAGCACTTGCCGGTGCGCAGGTTGTTCCAGTAATACGGCATATCGATTTGCCAGCTCCGGTATGGCAGGAAGGCTACCCACTGGTTTTTCGAGAACTTACAGATGCCTTTCTCGGCAAGGAACTGGTGCAACTGCCGGGGTGTCGTATTAAGCTCCTGTGCGAGCCATGTCGTCGAATAGTAATCCCGTCCCTCTATCAGGTTGTTGTAAAACTCCACTTTGTAGGAATCGGCGTCAATACGTTCCTGTTGCAGGTGTATCTCCCGCCGCTGGGCGACGATCAACTGCTGCGCCTCGTCGAGGCTTTGCGGCACGGATAGATTCTCGGTGGTGCTCATGCCGCTTTCGGGTCGGGGTTCCAACGTGGCATAGCCCCGTGTCATCAGTTCGTTGATTTTCGTGTTGCACCACTGCGAGAACTCTGGCGACAACTGCCGGGCGAACTCCATCGCCAATTCTTCATCGATCCATGTCGCCCCGTTGTTACGGCCGCGCGTGGTGAAAATCTGGCTGTCGAGGCTTTCCGAGATGCCCTTCTCGACCAGATGCTGGCGGTAACGGACGAAATCCGCCTTGCGCAGTATCTCTGCCGGCAACACTCCGAAGCTGCGGGCCATCTGTGTGGCGTTTATCATCATCTTGTTGTTGGCCGCGCGGAAAGAGATCGGATGATCCTGATAACTGAACACTACATCTTCCTGCTGTGCGGGTTGCGTCGCCTTGGCAGACTGTATGGCCGCATCTTCGAGCAGTTCGTTCAGCCACGTCTCCACTGCGGCGCATTTCTTTGCCGCGATGGAGTTTTCTCGCCGCATAGGTCGGATCAGCTTATAGACATCGTAAGGGCTGATGGCCCACATCTCACGTCCTTTCTTGCGGAACGGAATCTGAATACTGGAGGATAATTGGCGGATAGCCGCCTTGTCGGTCAGCATCTCCTCGCGTCCCAATACTTTGCAGAGGTCATGTAGGTTTACCCATGCCAAGGTTCTGTCATCGTTGAACAGCACCCTTATCGGGTACTCTTCACATAGTATCGCATTGCTTTTCATCTTGTATTATTTTTCATTCTCTTTCTCTTCTAAATCACGTTGTTTACAGAATTTTCGGAACTCCTTGCGCCGTTCATCATACGCCTGACGTTTATGTGCGATCTCGCGTACTGTGAAATAGCGGCGTTCCACACCGCAAAGACGGTCGTACTCCTGCAATGTCAGGTTGTCGAGGTCCGACAACTCGATTTGCACATCGGGATGCGCATGTCGGAAATAGAAGCCTCCGGTGGCTACATACTTTCCGGTACAAGAGAACGATATGCTTTGGAGGTTGATACCTGAAAAATCCGCCGCACTGTGCAGTGAGCGCACCACGGCGATGAGTACATACGCCCCGTTGAAGACCAGCAACTGCTTCGACGGTAAAAATGGACCTTTCGTTTTCATAGCTCATCGGTGTTTGGGGTGGAAAGCAGTTCTTCATGGGTAAACCGCTGCTGCGCCTGCATGAGGATGTAGGAATCGGAACATGCGATTCCGGTCAGCAGCATCTGCGACATGCTGTCCAGCAGGTACACCCCGAATACAGGATCGGCACAGCAGAGGAACGGCAGGGCGAAAGATTCTTCCGCCAGAGAGTGCCCCGTGATGGCATCGACGGCGAAGCGTTCGTCCGGCGGTATGCCGTACATTTTGCCCAAATGGTCTATCCACAAGGCGAATCCTGCGGTAAATTCAGCGATCTTTTCTTCCGGGTTCAGCTTCATGGATTGTAGGAAGTGTGTCATGTCAAAATAAGTCCGGGTATCAGTGGCGGTGAACAGCAAATCCGGAAACTCGCCGAACCGAAGTCTGAACCCTTGATGATTTTCTATTCTTCTCATTTTCTCAACATATTGAATTTTGCAGGCAAATATATACTTTTCGGCTCGATTTTGACTATAAATTTGACGATAAATTTTATCGTTAATAATTCATTCATAGGTATTTACAAGCTGTTTTTAGATTCAAAAACGGGCCAAAAATCTGTAAGTAGCCGTCCGCCTATTTTGTATGGTAAACCGAACATATTGGAGCCGATTTGTTCGTATGGTATGAGGGGTCGGATAACCCATTTTTTCGGGATCAAACTATTCTTTTTGAAACCCGAAAAAAATGCAGGAAGAAGGAACATTCAACCGCGAGTTGCTCGAAAGCATATTCCACACGTCAAAAAAAACGATTCAGGAATACGTGCGGGAAATCGAACGGCACAACCGCTACCGTTCGGTGCGCTCGAACATGCTGCTGGGAACTATCCTCGATGACCGGGCGCGTCTGATCGACCTGTACGATGCGTGCCTGCAACAGGATGCGCACATCCGTGCCGTCATCGAGACGCTCGAAAGCCAGATACTCGGCGACCGCTATATGCTCGCCCGTTTGAACGACAAGGGCAAATACGTCAAGGATGTGAAAGAGAGCCAGAAGATACAGGGCTCGCAGTTCGACAAGATTATCCGGGGTATCATAGAGGCCAAGCTCTACGGCTATACGCTGCTGGAAATCATGCCCGATATCGATCCTGATACGGGACGGCTGAAGGAGGTAAACAGTATCGAACGCCGCAACGTCCTGCCCGAACAGGGCATTGTCGTCAAACGGCAAGGAGTGTGGCTGCCGCACTGGGACATCCGCTCGGCTGCCTACCGGAAACGTTATGTGCTCATCAAAACGGGAGATCTGGGGCTTTTCTCGGCCACGACGCCGCTGATTCTCGCCAAAAAGTTCACGGTCGCCAACTACGTCAATTTCAGCCATACCTACGGCCAGCCCATCATCCACGGAAAGACCGTCAGCGAAAACAACATGGACCGCAAGCGTCTGGCGCAAGACATCTCCAATGCCGCCCAGAACAAAGTCATCGTAACAGGACTGGAAGACGAGGTGGACATCAAGACATTCACCATGTCCAACAGCGAGAAGATATATACCGGACTGATCCAGTTTGCCAACAAGGAGGTCTCGAACCTAATCCTCGGCTCCGAATCGATGGCCGGAGGCATGCAATCGTATGTCGGCTCCACCAAGGCGCATCAGGACATCTTCCGCGACCGCATCGAGGTATATCGCCGCTATATCGAGAACGTGATGAACGAGCAGATCATCCCCCGGCTCGTGGCGATGGGTTATATCCCTGCCGGACTGGAGTTCAAGTATTCTAACCGTATCGATATGAACAACGAGGACCGTATAAAACTCTACTCGCTCATTACGGACAAGTACGAGGTGGCGGCGGATGAAATCGAGAAAGAGTTCGGCATCGTCGTGGGCAAGCAGCTCAATGTGATACCCGGCATTGGCGGCGGAGGCGGTATAGCAGTCGGCGGAAGCTCTTCCGACCGGGGCATCATGTCGGACGAGGAATACTACAAACGTTACGGTCATCCCCGAGGCGTGAAACAAACCGACACCAACCCGTAAGCCATGAGAATCACCCTTGAACAATTCTGCGAGCAGTGGGCACCGAAAGGCAACGGCCGGTATTTGCCTAACAAGATGGAGTTCAACACCCACGATTTCGTGACAATGGCCGGCGAATACTCCATAAGTCGGTTCCGCACCAGTTTCGCCGAAGGCGGCTTTTACGGCAGCGGCAAGCCGTGGCCGGAACGCAAATCCCGCTGGGGCCGACGCTTCACCCATCCCGTGATGAACGACACCGGAACCTTGTCACGCTCCATCACCGGGGAAGCCGACCGTATGGACCACACCAACATCACCCAGCGTGGCTATGGTGAGCGGAAGAAGATCTTCCGCCGTGGAGCCCGTTATGCCATCCGGACCAAGGCGAGCAATTTTAACCAGCCGGGCAAACGCGGCGCTTCCAAGAGCTACGCCGCTGTCCATAATACCGATCCGGCGTTGGGACTCTACACGGTCAACCAATATAGCAGCCGCCGGCCTGAACACTGGCAGTTTATCGGTATCAGCCCGAAACTGAACCATACCGTCAACCAACTGTTTATCCCCATCCTGTTCCGGGGATTTCCCTTTCCGAACCCATGATTAGAGACAAGAAGCCATATAATCCACCCGTAAACGGTTCCGCTCCGAAAGCGGAACAACCTGCGTTCGCCGTGCCCGAACAGGTGTCGGAGAATCCGTTCGTGAACATGTATCAGGCTGTCCGCCGTGCCATCCTCACACTGCGAGAGCATCCGGAAGAGCCGCAAAGTCCGCCGCTTTTCAAGACCATCATGATCGACACGGGACAGTTTTCCCGTATCGTGCGCAGCGAAAATCTGGAAATGGAAATCGCCTTCCCGGCTATCTTCATCCGCTTCGTGAACGTGCGCTACCTCGTCCAGCAGCAACGTATCGGCGAGGGCCGCGCCACCATGCGCATCCGCTTCATCCTCAATACGCTCAACCACACCGACCCGGAGCGGGAATGCGACCCGTTCATCGTTTTCCAGCGGTTGAACGTCGCCATTCAGGATGCCAAAAGCCATGAACCGGCACTCACGGAGCGGTGCAATCTCCTTTACTTCGACATGCCTATGACGACCAACATGTTGCAGGCGTACTGGGTGGATTACGAGGTCTGGTTCCGGGAATCGTCAGCATGGAAGTACCGGAACTGGGTCGAGCGCTATCTGGTCATGCCGCCCTTCACGCAACATGCGGATGCGCCGGAACACGACACGGCCAGGCACGGGCATCATGCCGAACCTGTTTACGAAAAGGTTACTGGATTCGAGCCGTCGGTCGATGTGCCGGACTTGCCGGAGGAGGATGAAAAAGAACCCGAAAAGGAAAAACCTGCCGGGGATGTCCCGAACGGCTCCGAGGGCGGATTATAAACCATTTCACGCGGGCGAAGCTATTCTTACCCAAAGGAAAAGATGAACACGGAAACTTTTGAACATATCGTCTGTCAGTCGGGCGCCGGGCGCCCGGCTTCCATCCGCTTCTTCGGCCGCATCACGGAAGAGAGTGCCGGGCGTTTCAGTGAGGCGTTCGACTTTTTGGAGAACATCGTGCGTCCGTCCCTTATCCGGGTGCTCATCAACTCGGAGGGCGGTTCGGTACTGCACGGCATGACGGTCTATGCCGCCATCCAGAACGCCTCGGTGCCTACCGAATGCGTCATCGAAGGCATGGCCGCCTCGATGGGCTCTGTCATCTGGGCAGCCGGAGACAAGTCATTTATGCGGGATTACGGGATACTGATGATTCACAACCCGTTCCTGCCTGACGAAAACGACGCGGAGCAATCAGATTTGGTCAAAGCCTTCACGACGCAGATAGAGACCATCTACCGCAAACGGTTCGGGTTAAGCCGTGAAAAGGTCCGGGCTATCATGGACGGGGCTGCCGGGCAGGACGGGACATTCTTCGATGCTGCGGCTGCCGTAAAGGCGGGCATCATCCCCGAAAGCCATGTGCTGAGGACCAGCAAGCAGCTCCGGGACAAGGTGCGTGCCGACCTGTCGGGTATCACGGACGCGGCGGCCATACAGGCGGTCATGAACCGCATCACACCATCCGAGGATGAAAATCACCCGTCGGACGAGAAAACCACTATTCTTAATACGAAACTTAATCAAAGACCCATGAACGAAGAGAAAACATTATCCCCGGAATACAGCGCGGTGGTCGCCTCACTCGGTATGCAGGAGAAGAACGAAGTCAAGGACGTGCTCTCCCGCATTTCGGAGCTGACCGGTGTGGAAGGCAGGCTGGCCGAGGCGAACAAAGCCCTGAGCGATGCCAAGACCGTGATTGCCGGCAAGGATGCCACCATCGGCAATCTCCAGAAAGACCTCGACAGCGTAACCGCCCGGTTGCAGGTCTATGAGCAGAAAGAGGCTGACGCCAAAGCGAGTGCCATCCAGAGCTTCTTGCAGAAAGCCGTGGACGAAGGCAAGATAGAGGCGGACGCGGTGCCCGGCTGGAAAGAGATGGCTGCCACGAACTTCCAGTTGGTGCAGGACACCATCGGTTCGATTCCCGCCCGCGAGAAAATCAGCGAGCAGATTGCCACCG